AATACGTTTCCTCGACCACTGGTAAAAAAGTGTTCTCGAACTTCTGGCCCGGCTCGGGCGCAGACACGAACTTCCCTGTAAAGGCATTCGTCTACGACGATCCCGCGCAGTTGTTCGTGATTGCGACTTCGAACGTCGTGGCTGCCGCCAATACTGAGGCGGAAGTACGTGCAGCTGTGTTTGCAAACGCAAACCTTGCACTTGCCACTTCGGGTTCGAGCACCACTGGTATCTCGTCGGGAACTCTCGACCTGAATACCATCGCCACCACTAACACGCTGAATCTGCGTATCATGGGTATCCAAGACGATCCCGAGAACGCCGACTTCACTGTTGCTGGCATCCCCGTAATCGTCCGCCTGAACAACCACTTCAATTCGCCAAACGGCGCAATTGCTGGTGGCACTGTTTCGACGACCGGCGTCTAAGGAGGGCTGAAATATGGCTATCTCTCGCGCACAACTTGCGAAAGAACTGGAGCCGGGTCTTAACGCCCTCTTCGGGATGGAGTATGCTCGGTACGACAACCAGCATGCTGAAATCTACACCACTGAGTCCTCGGATCGTGCATTCGAGGAAGAGGTTATGCTGTCGGGCTTCGGCGCGGCACCGACTAAGTCGGAAGGTTCCGCCATCAACTTTGATGACGCGAACGAAGCATACACCGCTCGGTACAACCACGAGACCATCGCGCTGGCCTTCTCGATCACCGAGGAAGCCATTGAGGACAACCTGTACGACCGCCTCGGCAGCCGTTACACACGTGCCCTCGCCCGCTCGATGGCTCACACCAAGCAGGTCAAATCTGCTGCCGTTCTCAACAACGCCTTCACCGGCGGTGCTGCGGCTGGTGGCGACGGTAAGGCTCTGTGCGCAACGGATCACCCGCTGACCAGCGGTGGCTCGTTTGCTAACAAGCCGTCGACCGACGCAGACCTGAACGAAACCTCGCTGGAAGACGCCCTGATCAATATCGCAGGGTTTGTTGACGAGCGCGGTCTGAAGGTCGCCCTCCGTGGGATGAAGCTCATCGTTCCGCGCCAGCTGCAGTTTGTGGCTGAGCGTTTGATGGTTTCCAACCTACGCGTTGGCACTGCAGACAACGACGTCAACGCGATCCGCTCGATGGGCATGCTGCCTGATGGGTACACAGTCAACGACTTCCTGACTGACCCTGATGCATACTTCATCAAGACGGACGCTCCCCGCGGCTTCATCCACTTCGAGCGCACCCCGCTCTCGACGAACATGGAGCCGGATTTCGACACCGGGAACATGCGTTTTAAAGCGCGAGAAAGGTTCTCTTTCGGGTTTTCTGACGCTCGCGCAGTGTTTGGTTCTGCAGGCGCAGCCTGATCGAACTAAAGCAGTCGGATTGGGGCGATCTTCGGATCGCCCCTTTCTTTTTGTGCATAGCTGATGTATCTTTTGCGCATCCCTGACAGTCGCATGGTGCGGCTGACATTAGCCACGACAGGAGATCCCAATGGCTACGACTTCGTTTTCTGGTCCGGTACGTTCGCAGAACGGCTTTCAGTCGATCACCAAGGACGCAACCACCGGCGCAATTACCACCAACTCTACTTACGGCACCAACGCTACAGTCACCGGCACTCTGTCCGTGACCGGCGCGGCAACGCTGTCGAGCACCGCAAACGTCATCGTGATCCCCACTTCTGATCCAGCGGTTGCTGGTGCGATCTGGAACGACGGCGGCACCCTGTCCGTATCTGCAGGCTAAGGGCTAGGAGTACGCTATGTCTATGTCTGACATCAGAGCAAAGCGGGTTACAACGACTGGTGCTCTTGGCATCGGCCGCTCTCGTATCCGCCAGCTACAGGTGACCGTCTCCAATGTGGGGCCGGGCCGCCTGACGATCACTGACGGATCCGGAGGTTCGACGATCTTGGATTTGGACTTCAAGGCCGACGACACACACTCTGTGAACATTCCGTCGCAGGGTGTTCTGTCTGTCAACGACCCGGTCATCTCCACCGCGACGAACGTCACTGCTGTAACTGTCTTTTTTGCTTGAGGTGAGTGATGGCGATCTCCGACATCAGATCGTTGTCGCTCGCACGCGAGGGTCGAAGTAATGGCGAAGTCTCCAGCGTGGCAGCGAAAAGAGGGAAAGGACCCGTCTGGCGGCCTCAACGCCAAGGGCCGGGCTTCCGCCAAAAAGCAAGGCATGAACCTCAAACCACCCGCGCCGAACCCAAAGAACAAGAAGGACGCCGGCCGGAAAAAGAGTTTCTGTGCCAGGATGGGTGGAATGCCCGGTCCGATGAAGGATGACAAGGGAAAGCCGACACGTAAGGCGCTATCGTTGAAGAAGTGGAACTGCTGATGGGAAGCGTACAACTCACGCATGAAGAGCTCGAAGCGATGCTGGACCGTGCTGCCAAGCGAGGTGCGAGGGCCGCGCTGCAAGAGCTTGGTCTCCACGACGAGAACGCCCCGCGGGATCTTGACGAGCTGCGCGGACTGTTGGCTGCTTGGCGGGACACGCGGACCACGATGTGGCAGACTTCGGTACGGATTGTAACGACCGGCGTTCTGATGTTTATCGCCGCTGCGATCTGGATGTCGTTCAAAGACAAGGTGGGACAGTAAGATGAATCGTGCTAATATGGCCAAGCAAATCACGGAGGTTCCGATGAAGAAGTCTATGGGTATGAAGATGGGCGGCAAAGTTATGGCCGGCTACAAAAAGGGTGGCAAGGTCAAGATGGCCAAGGGCGGCAGTGTGGACCAGTCGATGTGCAGCCCCCGCAAGCAGATGGCAATGGGGAAGATGAAGTAATGGCTAAACCTCCCGGTCTATACGCTAACATCGCCGCCAAGAAGAAGCGCATTGCTTCTGGCTCCAAAGAAAAGATGAGGAAGCCCGGCTCCAAGGGCGCGCCTACGGATAAGGCGTTCCGCGAGTCGGCCAAAACGGCGAAGAAGAAGAAATGACCACATCAGGTACGAGAACCTTCAACCTCGATGTCGCAGAAGTCATCGAGGAAGCTTACGAGCGTTGCGGCTTAGAAGTCCGCACAGGCTACGACGCCAAGACGGCTCGGAGGTCTCTCAACCTGATGTTTGCCGACTGGGCAAACCGTGGCCTGAATCTTTGGACGGTAGGCCAGGGGACGACAACCCTGGTGCAAGGCACGTCGACCTACACTCTGGCTGCGGATGTCGTCGACATTCTCGAGATGGTTCTGCGCCGTGATAGTACTGACTACGAGGTCGAGCGGATCAGCCGCGGGGATTACCTCACTTTCCCGAACAAGACTGACCAGGGCCGCCCGTCGCAGTTCTATTTGAACCGCCAGATCGAGCCTGTCATCACGCTGTGGCAGACGCCAGAGAACTCGACCGACCAGCTGATCTACTACTACGTCCAGCGGATCGAGGACGCAGGCACTCTGGTCAACACGGCCGACCTGCCGTTCCGCTTCTTGCCCTGCATGGTTGCGGGGCTGGCCTATTATCTGGCCATGAAGCGTGCGCCGGAGCGGCTGCAGTTCCTGAAGGCTGTGTACGAAGAAGAGTTCCAGCGCGCGGCCGAGGAAGACGAGGACCGCGTTTCGCTCAAGCTCCAGCCCAGCGCTCGGTACATGAGGACCTGATGGCTTTTGCATCGGACAAAAACGCCTTTGGTATCTCGGATCGCTCCGGGTTCCGCTACCGTCTTCGGGACATGAAGAAGGAGTGGACGGGCGCGCTTGTCGGAAAAGACGAGTTCGAGCCCAAGCACCCGCAACTGTACCCGCCACGAGTTGGGCCGGATCCCCAGGCGCTTCGCAACCCTCGTCCAGACCAAGCCGAGGCGCTGCAGGTCTACGTCGCTGTGCCGACGGTTGAGGACCCCAGTCTGCAACGGCCGCGCATGCTCGGCGCTGCGGGCCAAGTTACGGTGGTGACGACATGAGTTTTACATACGCGCAGTTGAAGCAGGCCGTCATTGACTACACGGAGAACGACGAGACATCGTTCGTTAACAACCTGCCGTTGTTTATCCGTCAGGCCGAGGAGCGCATTCTCAAGAACGTGCAGCTCAGCCTGTTCCGCAAGAACGTGCAGGCCACGGCCACGATCAGTAACCCGTATCTGGCGGTCCCCTCGGACTACTTGGCTGCTTTCTCGCTCAGTATGCGCGGGGACGACGGCGATCGGTTCTTCCTTGAGTTCAAGGATCCGAGCTTTCTGCAGAGCTACACGCCTGACGATACGACGGTCGGCGCGCCTCGGTACTACGCTGTCTTTGACGTCAGCAACTTCTTGCTGGCCCCGACCCCTGATGTGGCGTACACGGCAGAGCTCCACTACTTCTACCGCCCGGCCAGCTTGACCGCGGGCGCCGAGGATGGAACCACGTGGCTCAGCGAAAACGCAGAGATGGCGATGCTCTACGGCGCGCTGATCGAGGCCTACATCTACATGAAGGGTGAGCAGGACGTCATGGCGTCCTACAACGCGCGCTTCCAAGAGGCCCTGGTCGGCATCAAGATGCTGGGCGAGGCCAAAGAGACGACGGACGAGTACCGCAAGGGCAAAGTCATTAGGGATAAGACCTGATGTTTGAGTTTAAGCTCGATGTCCTCAAGGACCAGCCCATAGTGGGTGTCCGGACCACCAAGAACCGCGGCTTTACGCCGGAGGAGCTTGCTGCTCAGTGCATGGAGAAGGTCATCTCTGTTTCGGAAACGGCCCCTCCGGCCCTTCGAGATCAAGCGCGCGCCTTCTCTAACGACATCGAGAGGCTTGTGGCGTATTATATGCGACAAGCTATTCGCAGCGACCGAACAACAGTGTATAGTGCGCTGACAGATGCGGGCCACCCCGAGCTGGCAGACCTGATAAGGAGACTCTGACATGGCCTTTACTGGCAACTTCATGGCTACGTCCTTCAAGCAGCAGCTGCTGCAGGGCGTCCACAACTTCACCAACGGCACAGGCAATACGTTCAAGCTTGCGTTGTATGACAACAGTGCTTCGTTCACGGCGGCCACGACGGCCTACACCGCGACCAACGAGGTTGCGAACTCTGGTTCATACGCAGCAGGCGGAGGCGTGCTGACCAACGTTACGCCCACGACCAGCGGCACCACGGCGTTCACGGACTTTGCAGACCTGACGTTCACCTCGGCCACCATCACGGCTCGCGGCGCGCTGATCTACAACGACACCGTCGCGGGAGACCCGGCAGTGGTTGTGCTGGACTTCGGTTCGGACAAGGCCTCGACCGCAGGCGACTTCCAGATTGTGTTCCCTACAGCTGACGCAAGCACCGCCATCATCCGTATCGCATAAGGGTTAGTCCCATGGCGAGCATCACTGGCTGGGGACGTGGCGAATGGGGCGAGGGCGCTTGGAACGAGGCGCTCCCTGTTCGTGTGGGCCACGAGGTCCTTGGCTGGGGTGAAGCTGGCTTTGGGGAGACGGCGTGGGGCGGCGAGCGTTCCACCCTGTCACCGATGCTGGGGCAGGTTGGCATTGCCGTTGTTCGTGAGAACATCGCGGTCAGTGTCACTGGTGTCGCGGCTACTGGCGCCGTCGGCGAGGTTGAGGCCAAGGGCAACAACTCCGCCATCGCGGTGGGCGTTTCCGGAACTGGCCAGGTTGGTCAGGTCACGCTCGTCACCGAGCAGACCGTCCCTGTCACAGGCTTGGTCGGCACGTCTGCTGTTGGCGATGTCACGGTCGTCGAGGGCAGCGGGATCAACGTCGATGTCACCGGTGTCGAAGCTACGGGCGCGGTCGGTACAGCTATCGGAGCGGGCAGCGCAGATGTCCCTGCAACGGGGATCGAGGCCACTGGCGGTGTTGGCACAGTCACGATTATTGAAGGCGCGGGGATCGATGTCAACGTCACGGCCCCTGCTCTAGTCGGCGGCGTAGGCACAGCGGCCGTTATCGGCGACTCGACCCTCACGCTTACAGGCGTTGCGGCTACCGCATCGCCTGGCGAAGTATCCATCACTACTTTCCAGCGGATCCCGGTACAAGCCCCCAATATGTTCGCGGCAGGACAGGTTGGCAGCGCCACAGTCAACGCCGCGGCTGTCGTTGTCGTCACGGGCATTGCCTCTAGCGCCTCTGTGGGTTCTGTGCTAGTTTATGGCAACATCGTCCC